AATTGGTTTAGCTTATACTTCTTTACTTCAAACAATGAGAATAGATGCTGGTTCACAGAATGGAACATCACAAGGTAAAACAAAAAGAATATACGAAATAACTATTAGATTGTTTGAAACTGTAGGTGTTGAGGTAGGACCAGACTTAAATAATATGGAAAGAATACCTTTCAGATCATCTGCCAATCCGATGAACGAAGGTATTGAACCATTCACAGGTGATAAAGAAGTTGAATTTAGAGGAAACTACGATACAGATGGTTTTATAGTGGTAAGGCAAACTCAACCTTTACCTTTAACTGTTTTATCGGTATACCCAAGGTTAGTAACAAATGATGGATAACATACTACATATAGTGCCATATACTGCACAACATGGACAATTTATTTTATCTCAACAAATGAACCATAAGGTATTAGAGGCAGATAAAAATTATATTAATATAGAAGGTAATGCTAAAAACTTAGAACAAGATCATTTAGCATTTACTGGTTTGGCAGACAATAAACCTATCTTTGCTGCAGGTATGAAAATGATATGGGGTCAAGTAGCAGAAGGTTGGGTCATAGCAACAAGCGACATGTGGAAGTATCCATTAGGTGTAGCAAAAGCAATTAAAAAAGATTTTGCAAGAGTTGCTAAAGAAAATAATATTGTAAGAGTTCAAACTTCAATCAGAAAAGACTTTGTACAAGGTCAAAGATTTGCAGAGTGGTTAGGTTTGAAGAACGAAGGTTTAATGAGAAAGTTTGGTTTTGATGGTTCAGACCAATACAGATATGCGAGGATATTCTAATGGCAGCAGCAATACCAGCTTTAACAACAGCAGCACCTTATGTATTAGGTGGAACAGCTATATTAGGAATTCAACAAGCAGATCGTATTGGTAAATTTAATGAAGATGTTCAAAATAGAAATGCTATTATTAAAGAAAATGAAGAAAAGATATTAGATAATAAGTTAGCACTTGACCTATCAAAATTTTATAAAGCGTTTGAAAAATTAGAAGGAAGTACACAAGTAGCGCTTGCTAAATCTGGAGTTCAAACTGATAGCGGTACAGCAGCAAATATAAAACTTTCAAACCTATACGAAAAAGAATTAGAAGTTGAAATGATGAAATACAATAGTGAGATAGCTCAATCTCAAAAATTAGAAGAAGCTAATTTTGCTAGAATAAATGGACAAATGGCTAGAATGAACGCAAGGATGCAACAATTACAAATTGCAAGTTCTGTTGGTTCTAGTTTATTAACTATGACAGGATAATATGCCGAAGATACCTACTTTTACTTCTACTCAAGAAATGACAACTCAAACAGGAGCTGTTACATCTGATTTACAAATATCTCCAGCAAACAATATATTTACTGCAACTCAAAATTTACAATCAGCTTTAAGTAAAGAATATGTAAAAGAAAAAAAACTAGAAGCAGATAATAAAGCAACATTAATACTTGCTGATTTATATGTAAATCAACCTAATGGCATTAAAGGTTTATATACATTACAAAGTGAAACAGGAGCCAATGGTAATCCTACAGATGCGTCTAATTCTTTTGATGAAGGTGTAAATAAATTATGGAGCTATGCTGAAAATACTACTGTAGGACAATTAGATAATTTTACTAAAAAAGCATTGGAAAAGAAATTTTATGCTACTGCAGGTATATTTAAAACTAAAGCATTATTAGAATCAAGAAATACACAGTTTCAAGATACAAAAAAAATAACAGATGATTTTGTAATGAAAGATGCTTTAGCATTAAAATTAAATGGTATTAAGTATTTAGATGTTTTTAAAAGTAATGTTACTACAAGAGTAAATCAAGATACTACATTAGAAGATGCAGGTGTAAAAGGTAAACAAATAGATTTGTATTTGAAGTTTGGACAAAATACATTAGGAAGTTCTCTTGCAGTTTCTTCACCAGAAATATTAAAAGCTAATATTGATAAGTTTGATGCTTTAGATGTTTCAGAAAAAATGAAATTGATCCAAGCTGCCGAAACACAAATATTAGAAAATAATAAACAACTTTTTACAACATCTTTAAATCTAAATGATGAAAGCACAACATCACAATTAGTAGATGATTACCAAGAAATTGTAAATGGAACTTTTAATGGTAATATTGATCTTATAAAAAAATGGGAAACATTACCTAGTTCAGATAAAGCAGCTATTATAGATTTTGCTAAAAAAAAAAGAAAAGAAAATACAGCAGAAATAAACAATAGACAAACTGCAATCTTAAATGAAGATAAACAAAAAGCAGTTAATAATTATAGTAAATTATTAAATGATACAAATTTTTTAAACACTGTTACTTTAACTGAAATCAATCAAGTTTTTGGTGAACCTAAAAATTCTTATGAAATAAATGCAAAAAATCAAATGGTAGAGTTAGCAACAAAAATAGGTGAAAAAGAATTTAACAATGTAAATAATTATAAAATGAATTTTGATATTCAGAAAAAAATTCTTTCAGGTGAGGTTGTAGATCATTTAACTAAATTTATGTTAGATAATGAAACTGAACCTAAGAGTATTACTGATAGAGTTGGAGATGGTATATCTAAATCAGAGTTTGGTTTTTATCTAAATTATTTATTACCTAATATAAGTAATCCAGAATTTGTAAAAAATAATACAAAATTATATAAAGTTATAGAGTCTATGCAGCCTGTCATAGAGGGTGAAACATCTTTAAGATACATAGACACAACAGTTGATAATAGATTGAACGACTTTCAATCACAAATGATTTTTAGATTTAATGATGGTTTAAAAAAAGGAATAGATGCTGATAAACTTTTAGATAAAACAAATAAAAATTTTATAGGTAATGGTTTGATAGAAATTTATAAATCAGATAAAGATGCTATTACAAAAATTATTTCAGAAAAAGCAGCAGAAATATCTGGTAATAATGAAAACAAAGTTCCTCTTTATAGTGAAGAAAAATATGGTTCTGTTGATGCTTGGTTAAACTCAAGAGAATATTTAGAATATAAATTTCCCGGAAAGAAAAAAATAAGACTTGATATTGAAAGTGTTGCTAAAGAAACTACCAATGAAGAAATAGAAGCTAAAATAAAAGAGGTTTTCCCATATTATGATGAAAATTTTCCATCTTTAGAAGCAGGAATTATTTATAAAAATAAATTTTATGAATTTGATGAAAATGGTAATCCACCAGAAAAATTTTATAAAGAATTAGAAAAAGATAGAAACAAATGACAACATTATCAGAAACAATAAAAGATATGGTGGATGCTAATGTTCCACCAGAAAAAATAAATGAATGGAGTCAAAATAAAATTAATGAAATGATTGAAGCAGAAGTTCCTGCAGAAAAAATTACAGAAGCATTTGGCGCTGTTAAATATGATAGAACTGAAATTAAAAATTATTGGAAGAATATTTCTACTGATATAGAAAAAGATATAGAAAAAGATATTGGATACGCAAGAATAACTGATGACATGGATGTACCAGATGACAATGCTGGAGAAAGAATACAAACATTTTTATTAGGAGATGATAAGAGGTATCAATTCAAACCATACTTTGAAAGAGCAGTAGGAAATTCTGGTATTAACAAAATTATTAAATATCACTCAGATGGTCAGTTTGGTTTTGAAGTCGATCAACCAGAACCAGAAGGAACAGGATTTTTAGAAAAATTAACAGAGGGTGCTACTGGTCTAGTTGCCGAACTCCCAACATTTATTCCGGGTGCAGTAGCAGGGGGATTTGTAGGTGGACCAACAGGAGTAGTTTTAGGTGGTGGATTTTCTGCTGGTACTATTCAAGGAATGTACACAGAAGCTCTAAAGAAAGGTCAAGTAAAAAACTACGCAGAATGGTGGGATATATTTGTAGAAGAAGGTTTAAGTGAAGGAGTAAAAACTGCAGTAAAATTATATGCAGCTTACAAAATTCCTTCAGCAATAGGAGCTACATCTTTTATACCAAAAACTTTAGCTCAATCATCAGCTTACACAGGAGCTGGTTTTTTATTAGGTGATGGTTTGCCAAACGCAGAAGATTTTGCTGTAACTACTTTATTGTTTGCTCCATTCAATGTTGTTGCTCCAAAAGCAAAATTAGAAAATGTATCAACAAAAACAGGAAAGAAGCCTGTAGATATAATTGAAGATTTAATTAAAGACAGAACTATATTTGAAGATTTAAACTCTACTAATATAAAAATTCCAAGAGCATATAAAGAAGTTTCAATAAGAGAAAAAGAAACTGCACTAGAACCAATAAGTACAAAAGATAAACCTAATAAAATTATTGACGAAACTAGAGCAGAGTTAGACAAAAGTATTGCATACGATACAAAAAATAGAACTTTTAACATGAAAGGTTTTATAGATGATTTGTTTTATAATTTTACAGATCAAAACCATGTTTATAAAAGAGCTATAAAACAAGCTGAAAAGTTTGGTGTTAAGTATGAAAAAGAAATGTCTCCTTATGAGAATTTTCAATTATTACATGGTGTAAAAGCACCAATAGAAAGTTTTATTGAGAAGGGTGCAGTAAATTATAAAACAGGAGAAATTGTAGGACCAGCATTAAAACAAATTTTTGTTAAATATAAAATTAACAATGTAGATTTATATAAAGATTTTATTAGATATGCTATTTCAAAAAGAGCTATAGAAAAAAATGCTCAAAAACTTGAGACAGGCGTAAATATAAAAGCAGCAGAAAAATTTGTAAAAGAAAATTCAAAACTTGAAGCACCATTTAGAGAAGTTGTTAAAACTTCTGAATTAGCTTTAAAATATTTATATGATGCTGGAGTTATACCTAAAGAAGTTTATCAAGCAGCACTAAAAGCAAATAAAGATTTTGTTCCTTTTTATAGAGATTTTGTTGATGGTTCTGGTAAAGGTAATTTTTCTAAGAATGTAAGAAATCCATTAAAAATATTTAAAGGAAGTAAAAGACAAATTGTTGATCCTTTTGAAAGTGTATACAACAATATATCAACTTACATTACGATTGCTAAAAAGAACGAAGCTAATCTTTCTTTCATACAAATGATTGAAAAAGTAAGAAAAGTTAATCCTGATTTTTTTCCCGAAGTTCAGTTGTCAGCAAAAAGAACAAGAGAAACAAAAATTTCAGCTAAAGAATTAGAATCAATAGTTGATAATCCTGCAAACTTAAAAGCATCTGTAGCAGATGGTTTTTCTGTATTTAGAAAAGAATCTGGATTGTTAAAAGACACAGAGATAGTTGTATACAGAAATGGAAAAAGAGAAGTTTGGGAAGTAGGTGAAGCATTTGCAAGACCTACTAAGATGTTTGATAAAACTACATTTCAACATATTGCAAATTTTTTCTCAATACCATCAAGAACTTTAAGAGCTGGTGCTACAGGAGCTGCTGAATTTGTATATAACAATGTCTCTAGAGATGCTGTTTCTGGTGCTATATTAAGTAAAGGTTGGTATCCTCCTTATGCTCAAACATTAACAGGTGTAGCAATGACTATAAAACCTCTTGCTAGAAAATTAGGTTATGACAAAATAGCAGAAAAATATGCAAGATCAGAAGCATTACAAAACTCACTTGTAACATTTGATAGAACTTATTTTAATCAATCAATGAGAGAATATTTTACAAATACAAGACCTGTAAATTTAATTAGAAATTTACCTGAGTGGTTTAGAGTCTATACTGAATTTTCTGAAGGTATAAATAGAAAAGGTGTTTTTAAATATGCTGTAGAAAGAAATTTAAAAAAAGGTATGTCGGAAGAAGTTGCTATTAAAAAAGCTGCTGTAGAGACAAGAGACAATCCAATAGATTATAGAAGAATGGGTGCATCCATTCAATCTTGGAATCAAATATCTGCTTTCTTTAACGCTAGAATACAAGGTTTAAATCAAATGATAAAAGCATACAAAGATAGACCAATTCAAACTTTAGCTAAAACATTTATGTATGTAACTTTACCATCTATATTACTTTGGATGCGTAACCATGACGATCCTGATTATCAAGCATTACCTCAATGGAGAAAAGATTTATTTTGGAACATAAGAATAAATGGAACATATTATCCAGTAGCAAAACCATTTGAAATAGGTTTAATATTTGGTACTGGTGTTGAAAGATTTTTAGATTACTATTTTGATAATGACCCAAAAGCTATAGATAAATTTAAAAATGCAGTTGGTGTTCAAACATTTAAAGGATTAATACCAATACCAGATGTTATAAAACCTTTTTATGAAACTTGGCAAAATAAAAGTTTTTTCTTTGACAGACCTATTATTCCATCAGGATTAGAGATGGTTCCATCAGAATATCAATACACAGATTTTACATCTGAAACTACAAAGCTAATAGCTGGTTTGATTAGAAAGTTAAATGGAGATGATTTTTCAAAATTATCTTCACCATTAGTTATAGAAAATGCTTGGAGAAGTTGGACAGGTGGAATAGGTGGTTATGTTTTAACTTTGTCAGATTCATTATTAGATGCTGCAGGAATTATAGATAGATCAAAGAATAGAAAAAAAATGTTATCAGAATATCCTATTATAAAAGCAATCTTTATAAAAAATCCTGATAGAAATGCAGAACCTATTACTGATTTTAGAAAGTTATATGAGCCTGTTATGAAAAGAATAAGAGCAAATAGAATACTAGCAAATAGAGGAGAAATTGAAAAAGCAAAAGAAGAAATGAAAAAATTACCTAAAAACTGGGTAGCATTAGAAAAAGCATACAGAGCTTTACAGGTTCAAGAAGATGTTATAAGAAATATTAACGAAGGCACTAAAAATCCAGAAGAAAAATTGTATTTAACTAACATGGTGTTAAAACAAATGATAAATGGAGCAAAAGAAGCTATAAATTTATATTATGGAAAACAAGTATACACCATAAAAAAAGAGATAGACTAAAAAATAAATAAGTAATATAGAGGACTTATGACAGTATCTACAACGATAATAAAATCATCACATAATGGTAATGGCTCAACCACAACCTTTGCCTACAACTTCAAAATTTTTGCGGACACAGACTTAGTAGTAATTATAAGATCAGCAGCAGGAACTGA